GTCGGAGCCACCCGAGCAGAAATACGCTTCGAACTCGCCGCGCACTGATCGCTGGGGCAGAGAGTTGCCGACCGTCGAGCAGGCGAAGAACGGTTCGGCATGGGAAGGCTGGACGCGCAACAAGCGCAGTGTCTGGACCATCCCGGCGTACTCGTTCCCCGGCTCGCATTTCGCAACGTTCCCGCCGGCACTGGTCAGGCCCGCAATCCTCGCCGGCTGTCCGCAGGGTGGGGTCGTCCTCGATCCGTTCGCCGGCTCAGGCACGGTCGCCGCCGAGGCCAGCCTTCTCGACCGCGACTCGGTCGTCATCGAAATCAGCCCCGACTACATCGACATGATCACCGGCCGTCTCGCACAGCTGGGCTTCCTCGCGCCCAAGGTCGAGATCAACAAGCAGTCAGTGCCGCGTCTCAGGCCGAGCGTTTCGCGACTTGCCCTCTGATCCAATACGAGATACATAATCGAGGTCGCGCTAAGTCCGCCGCACCGAAAGCGCGACAGAGTGGAAGGGTGAGGCTCGGCAGCGTAACAGTATCGCGTTAGGGAGACGCTGCCGGCCTCGCTCCCACCAGAAGGAGACCCCCAAATGGCAACGACACGTAGAGACAGGGACAATCTCGCCGACCAGACCAAGATCGTCGAGATCGCCGCCAAGGTGCTCAAGTACGACTTTCGTCTGAAAATAGAGAAAAAGGATGCGTACTTCGCCGAGTTTTATCGCGGCAAGACACTGCACGCTTACGCCATCGTCAAGGATCGTACCCCGAATGGGTATAGCTCTAAATCGTTCAAGACTTGGTATGTGAGCAAGGATAAGTTCGAAGAGGCCGACAAGCTGGCGCGCAAGGCCGACGTTCCCTTGTGGGCGGTAGTCCAGTGGACCGATGGGATTTTCTACACTCAGTTGGACGGTGTGGACTGGCCTACCGGAATCAACGGCCGCAAGGACCGCACGGGCAATCCGAACGACATCCAAGAGGTGATTTACGTGCCAGTGGCGGAATTTATCAGGTTGACAGGCGATGACACCTCAGAACAACGAATACATCGCAAGGACACTGGGCGGGGAGCGGCTGATACGTTTCTTTGACCTGATCAATGCCGAACAGCGCAAGCGCTGGAACGCCCCGCCATGGCGCGAGGAGAAGCTGATCGACGCCGATCTGGTCAACTGGGCTGACGTCGGCCGGGCGCTCCAACTCTTGGACGCGAAACCATGACTGACGTCGTCGAGCGGACGGAGTGGCGCTGCCAGTCGTGCCGGCAGACTTTCCTGTTCGACACCGGCACGCCCAACTTCTGTCCGTACTGTCGCGTCGCGTCGCCACATAAGTTGCGCACTGCCGGCTTCTGCCCCAAGTGTGGCACCGAGTGCATGCGCGACGACGTCGACGTCGTCGCTGGCATCCTTTACGGTCCATGGGGCTGTCCCGGCTGTGGCTGGTCGGAGGACAGTCAGTGATGAAGGTCGACGAGACACTCAATTTCCTCGCCAGTGTCATCAAGTCTGGCGAGAAGTGGACGGACGTCTGCGAGATGCGCTATCGCGAGGCGCTCGCCGACATTGCTGGACTACGTCAGCTGCTCCAGCAGTGTCAGAACGACCGCGCACAGGATCAGCACCGCCTCTTCCACTATGAGCACCTTCTCGCTCCCAAGCCGATGAAGACCGCCCCGCGCGACGGCACCCCCATCGTCTTGATCACCACGACCGGCGTGGTCAGTGTCACCTACGACAAGGGCAAGGGCTGGGTCGACAACTACGAAGGCCCACAAGAGTATTGGGGACCGCAGTGGGTAGCCTACGACGACGCCTTCACGCTCGACATCGAGGAGACCCCGGAGGGCGAGTATTGTGCCGGCGCGCTCGGCTGGTTGCCAATGATCACCATCGAGCCTACACCGGAGAGCAGCCTCGACACGTCGCGGTCGAGTTTCGGTCACAAGGACGATCACCCATGAGCCTGTCGCACACTGACAAGATCGAACCCAAAACAATCGAGAACGGCGTCGTCGTCGCGCCCGGACTGCAAGTCGGCGAGATGACGCTCAAGGAGCATCAGGACTATCTCGTCTGGCAGAAGATGCAGCGCAAGCTGACCCGGCAGGAAGCCATCCAAGCCGGTCACCGTCCAAAAGAGGTCTACGAGTATTTCGGCCCGCTCGACGTTCAGCGGGATCAGGTAATCCCGCCGGCACAGGAAACCGTGCATCTGACCAGAGCCAAGCTCGATGCATACGTGGACACGCCCAACGTGATCGATCTGTCGGCCCATCCGGGTCCACTCATGATCCACGTTGCCTTGCCGGGATTTACGCTTACGCAGGACAAGTTCGTCGAAGCCAAGGCGAGGGGCTACACTGGCGACGCCTGTCCCGATTGCGGCAGCTTCACCATGCTCAACAATGGCACGTGTCTGGTCTGCGACAATTGCGGCCGCACGACGGGTTGCTCATGATCATCACACTGCAACAAGTCAAGGACGGCAAAGCCGAGCCGCCCACAGGCTACCGTCTCGACCGGTTGCGCTTGGTCTACGTCCGCGACATTATCGACCTCCGACCGATTCTCGACGATTGGAAGAGGCAGGGGGATGCGCGGGGCAATGGTTCTGTTGGCGTCGATGGTGGTGCTGGGAGCGGCGGTCGCCGAACAGGCGCTGCCCAAGATGCTGAGCAGCCGCGTCCTCGCCAAGCTTCTCCCCGGCAACGGCTTCATGGCGAAAGCCAGAAACGGCCTCTTGGGCATACTGGCGTTTGACCCGAACGGCAGGGTCACCTTCCAAGGCGTCAGCAACGAGCAGAACAAGGCCCCACCCGACGATCAGGGCGTCTACCGGATCAGTGAGACCGGTTATTGCAGCAAATGGAAGTCGACCGGCCACACCAATTGCTGGACGGTCAGTGTCATCCCGAGCCAAGGCCAGCGCCGCCGTTATCAGGTCTGGACAGTGTATGGCGAGCGCGCCGATACACTTATCCTCTTGCAGGATGACCAACCGCTCCGGTCATCTCCTCAGCAGAAGCCCAAGAGCAAGCCGCATACGGTGACACTGCCACCCGACAAACCGACCCAGCCGCTCCCCGACAACGTTGACGTCAGATAACCGGGTTGACAGCCAGTGCGAAATTAATAAAGTGTCGGATATGGTAGAGCGTCTCCTCCTTGAGCCACCCCGACCACCCAAACGCAAACGGGGACGCCCGAAAGGTACGCCACCCGGCAACTCAGGCCGTCGCAAGGGCATACGCAATCGCATGACCAGTGAGGCGCGCCGGCTCGCCGCTAAGACCGGCGAACTGCCCCACCAGATACTGCTCAAGATCGCGCGCATGATGCCGGGCGACAGGTACGGTCCCTACCTGATCGAGTTCGACGACATCATCGAAGCCGCCAAGGCATCCGCACAGTTCTACGCACCGAAGTTCGCCTCGATCCAGATCAAGTCCGAAGCCCGGCCACCGATCAATGTGCAACTCGACGCCGGCCCGTTGACCAAGCTGCCGCCGGACGAACTGGTCAAGATGCTCACCGCCCTGATACAGGCGAGCACGCAGGGGATCATCGACGGCGAATCCACTCCGGTGATCAATCCCGACGCCGACATTGAAGACATCGATCCGAGCCTGTACGAAGCAACTCTGTCATGAGCGATCCGGGATGATCCCGGCTAAGCGTGGTGGCTCGCACACCAGCCACAAGGAGGCTCTTTGTCAGCCCAGTCTCGACGATGGGCCAGCCCCTGTCGTCGAGACTTTCTCAGGTAGGGGCGGGGGCCGAACCGGAGAAGCGACATGCCGTATCTCATCGTCACGGCTTTGGTGTTCATGCTGACGAGTACGCCGGCCACTGCCAGCGACACTAATTACTGCCGACCCTACGCAGCCAAGCTCACTCAGACGTTCATCAACTACGTGTGGAACCGCGCCTACACGGCGTGTCTCAATGTCGAGGGCGACGATCCGTTGCCGCCGAACAACTGGATGACGGCGTGGCGTATCGTTGCGCCGGAAGCCGATCTCAAGGTGATCGAGGCTTCGCCGGTCAAGGTCGACCTCGACAAGATCGGCAACGTCCCCGCCACTGATGCGCCCAAGGGCAAGCAGGTGGCGGCAATCGATCCGACCGATCCGATTGATCCGGTCGATCCACCACCGCCGCCCGACAAGCCGATCAAGCAGCCGAAGACCAAGCCAGCAGTGGTCAAGACGGCATCGGTCGACCCGACACCCAAATCGTCCGGCGGCGCACAACAGGCACTGTGCACCAAGAACAACTTGCGCACCGTGTACAACGGCCATCACTGGAACTGTCGCAAATGAAAGCCTCCGATACGCAGGAACACGCACTGTCGCTGGCAGCGGTGGCGCTCGACGAGGTCGAACTGTCGGAGGCGATCAAGCGGACATTGTTGATCAACGAGGCGACCCGCATACTGTGTCGCCACTACGGCCCACAGGACGGTTGCCACTGCAAGGGCAACGATGCTAACTGTCACGCTCACATACTGTGGGAACCAGAAGGCCGGGCTATCGTGGCCGGCTTCGAACGGATCGGTGCACTGAAATGAACGAGAAGATGCGGAAGGCAATCACACTGATCAGGAAAGAGATCGAGTTCGCCACCAGTCCCGACAACGCCACCAAGGAAGAGGCGGTCGAGATACTGAGAGAGGTCATCACTGACGCCGAGGCGATGATCGACGCACTGAAGGACGAGATCAAGAGTGAGCAAGGGTGAAGGGCGCAAGGAGCGCAAGCAGCGTTGGCGTGATCGCCACCCCGATTACGGACGCGAATATAGTAAGCGCTGGCGCGCCAAGAACCCGAACTATAATCGTGAGTACCTCAGAAAGTACACTGTCGAGAACCACGAGAGGATACTCGAACGGGCGCGCCGCTACCGCACCAAGAACCGTGAAGTGTTGAAGCTGGCACGTGGACTGGGTGTCCCAATGAAGGAAGCCCGCGTCATACTGAAAGCACTGGACGAGAAAGCCAATGGAACAGGACATGCCGTTCACTCACGAGCAGTGGTGGAAGCTCAAGCTGGCGACGCGCGAGCGCTGGTGGAAGGAGACCGACTACAGCAAGCGCCCGCAGGACGCCAGTGAGGAACTCTTGGCCGCGATCAAAGCCGAGCTTGTGACCCTGCAATGATCCGCGACTACCTAGTTACACTGACCAACGTCAAACGTGGTCGACGCGTGCAGACCGGCACTGCCGATTGGCATCGCCTGAAGCGCATCCTTGAAGCAGTGCGCAAGCGTCACGGTTGGAAGACAACGCTCTCCGAGACCGGACACTTCCCGCTGGTCGTGCGCACGCATCGAGGCGGCCCGGTCATACTCAGGATCGAAGACGGCAAACTGGTCGAGCAGGCCAAGCAGCTGGCCGAGGTGTTCGGGCCGTAACTTAAACTCGGTCAAGTTGCGTGTGCCGTGGTTTGCTGGTAGCCACCCGGCATGGACCTCAACATCAACCCGATGATCAATCAGCTGCGTGGGATCATTATCCAGCAGCGCGAGGGCACGCTTACCGCACCACGCACGCTCGACAAAGGCGAATGGCCACCCGATTACGGGGCGGTGCATGCGTGGCGACAGAACCAGCTGGACCGCTTCGCCAGTGACCGCAAGATCGTCGCCGCTGCCAAGCGCTGGTACGCCAACAAGCCGGTTGCCTTCGTCAATCATTGGCTCGACACCTACGATCCGCGCAACGCCGCCGTCGGCGATCCGGTGTGGTTGCCGATGGTCCTGTTCAAGCGCCAGCAGCATCTGATCGAGTTCGTCAATGCCTGCGTGGCCGGCGAGACGTCCGGCTTAGTCGAGAAGTCGCGCGACATGGGGGCGACGTGGGTGTGCGTCGGCATGAGCGTGCATTGGTTCCTGTTCGGTGGCGCGGTCGCCATCGGCTGGGGTAGTCAGACGCAGGACAAGGTCGACCGTCTCGGCGATCCGTCCGGCGTGTTCGAGAAGATCAGGATGGCGCTCCACCACCTGCCCGACTACTTCAAGCCGCCCGGCATGGACGCCAGCCTCAACTACATGCGTTGCGTCAACCCGGCGACCGGGGCGACGATTGTCGGCGAGGTCGG